TAATCCACACAATGTTATTTCTTCTTCTATTACTGATTTTTTCATATGAAACTCGTCACCATTCATCCAGAACACTTTATTATTATTGCTATCGTATCCTGCGAATTCTTCTGGGTTAATTACTACTCGGCTTCCATCATTCCCATAAACAACTATGCCATTTTCATCAAAGGTTCCTATTAATGTGTTAGCTATATCATAAATTTCAATTTTTCCGGCTTCATTTAATTTCGAACCAACCTTTAATGTTCCACCTTTTACGATGTCTGCTGTCATATTTATACAATTTATGTATTGCATGTCTAATGTTCCATCTATCAACCAAGCCGAATTAAAGTGACCATTTATTCCTGTGTTTGAGAATCCTATTCCTGCTGAATTAATCATGATAACATTTGTTGCCATTTCTTTTGGAAGTGTATCAACTATTAAAATTCTGTTACCTTCATAAACAACATAACTATCTCCTAATGTTCCCCATATTTTTGATGTAGCTTCATTTAATTGTTTCTCTAATGTTACCTTTACAACTTCGCTTGAATTACTAACGGTCTTCTCGGTTTTACTACCAATTGTACTTATTAAATCTTTTAGTTTTGATTTGAAATTACCGAATTCTATCTCCACATACTTATCCATTATGCAATCGTATTTTAATGAAATTACATTTGTATTCAAATTAATTCCTAATCGTTCATGCTCTACTACTATGGTATCTCCTAAATCAACCACTCCTTCGATATGAGCCTTCACTTTGTAATTGCATTTAAAGTATTGATTCTCTATTAAATACAAATTAGCCTGGTTTCTTAAATCATCAAGTAATACAGCTTTATATTCTTCTTCGTTAAGAATTCCATTTTCATCTTTGTATGGTTCCTGGTCTATCTCCTGGTCGAATTTAACTACTTTAGTGTATGGCACTCCATAATCAATCGGCGATTCTAAATAAACCTCTGGCAGTGTTATTCCATCGTATCCAACTGGCATTAATTTTGTTACTACATCATCCCATTTTTCTTCAGCTTCAATGTCTTTTGAGTTCTTACCGTACTTAATAACCACACCTCTATCGGATCCAATTTTATTTTTGATTCCAATCATCCAGTTATCCCTGTATAAATGTCCTCCCCACTTCTCTGTTAATATTGCTATGGCTTCTTCTAGGCTTTTTCTCACTATTCTTGTTGAAGCTATTGTTGTTATATCCGATATGGTAGTAAATGGTGTTACGGTATCGCATGAATTATTTATATGGTCTAATGCATCATTACAGCCTTTACTATCTATGTATGCATTTTCTATCACATACTTTGAACTATCCTTCCAAAGGTGATGTCCTTTAACTGAAATCTTATTATTTCTCTTTTTAGGATTTGTTAATCTGAATCCCTGCTCTCCCCATCTGGTGTTAGCTCGTATAATCATTCCTTCTTGAAGGTATTCTAAATCTTCAATTGATGATTCAATTGTTATGTAGTATTCTCCATTATCTTCTATGTAAATTTCAGCTTTGGTAGGATGTAATATTTTTAAACCATTGTGATTGAATAATGTTTCGTTGGCTTCATATACCTTTATCATTAAATCCACCTACTTTTTGGCTCTACTATTATTTGAGTTAATGTTCCTGTCCAGGTTATTGTGTTTTCTCCTGGTTCTAATGTTGGAAATGAGCCCAGCATGTTTCTATTTTTGTATGTTCCATCTAGATATGCTTCTTCTTGTAAGCTATCAATAACAACTGAAGAATCTTCTTCTGGAAATGTATAACTAAAAACCGAATTGTTGTTGATAATTAATTCTACTGTTCCACTACCATATAAAGTGATTATCGGTTTTGATTTCTCTAATCCCTTATTTTCAACTTTTAGTGATGTTTCTGAATTAATTATTAAATTCTGTTTTGCTTCATCCTTCAAATATTTAAAAGGTTGAGTGTGAAACTTTACGGTGGCTGTTTTAAAGCGAAGTAATTTTTCATAATCTACTTTATCTATTATTTTGCTATTGTATACTCGGTTAGGTTCATCTGAAAAAATCAAATTTCCTTCTCCTGTAAAATATTTAGCTATTGAATCAACATCATAATTTTTGGTTAAGCCTATTTTGACATTTTTGGTATAACTTTCGTATCCTAATTCTTCTATTATGTCGCCATCTCTACCATCAATTTTTGTGATTGAAGTTCTCATCTTCGGTTTTGTAATTGGGGGCAGTTCGCATATAATTAGTCCTGGTATGGTATCGCTTCTTTTTCCCTTCCATTCTATGTATGCCATTATGAATACACCACCTTTTCTACATTTTCTACTACTAATTCTCCAAAGGTTTCATCAAATGCTTTGAATGTCATTCCTGACAATGCTTCCTGAAATGCTTCGACTAACACTTCCTTACTGAATGTTGATTCCAAGTTCCCTGTTGGGTTTATACTTGTATTTAATCCTAGATCGAAGTCTGTCGGTATTGCATTTTCTATGTCTGAAGCTACATGATCCATTTCATCTGTGAATCCTTCTCCTATTCCTAATGCTAGATTTTTACCGATTTGGTCTTCAAATAATTTTGATGGAGAATTTATTCCAAAGAATGATTTGATTCCCTTTAAAATTGAATCTCCGAATCCTTTTATTTTCTTAATAACCCAATCTTTAGCATTATTTATTCCATTCCATAATCCCTGAACTAAATTTTTACCTACTTCTGGGATTTTTTTGATTCCTTCTACTAACCCATCTTTTATTTTTCCTAGAAGCTCTTTTCCTTTGGATATCATCTGTGAATAATAATTGGCGATTCCTTTTACCAAAGCAACTATTATCTTCGGAATCGAAGCCACCAATTTAGGAATGGCTTTGATTAGCCCAAGTCCAAGCTGAATTGTTAATTCGACTCCCATTGCCAGAATTTTAGGCAGATTATCGGTTATCGCAAATATCAATTTTTCAATTAAAACCGGAATTTTATCAACCAAATTTGGAAGTGCCTGAATTAATCCAGATGCCAATCCCATGATCAGCTGAATTCCTGAATCTACGATTAAATCAATATTATCGAGCAATGTTTCAGCCATTAAAATCACACAGTCTATAATTTGAGGAATCAAAGTTGGTAATGAGCTGGAAATCCCCTGAATCAAAGAAACTATTATCTGAATTCCAGCAGATAAAATCTGTGGAAGCATCATTGTCAGCGAATTTAAAATTGTATTTATTACCTGATTTAATCCAGTCATCAAACTTCCTAAATTTCCTGTTATTCCTGTGATTAATTTTTGAAGCAACTCAACTCCCATGTTTAGCACCTCTGGTAGAAGTGTGTCTGCAAGTCCTAAAACCAATTCTATGATTCCATCTAGGGCTATACTAATTCTTGGAACGATGTTTTCTGCCATAATCATGACACTATCAACGAAATTTGTTATTAATCCTTCAAAGTTAGCATTTTCATCTGCTACTCCTGTAATTAAATTTGACCATGCTGACTTCATTGCACTAACGGATCCACTTATTGTTTGAGAAGCTTCTTTAGCTGTAGTTCCCATTGCTTCTGTCGCTTCTTCAAGTGTCATTTCTCCACTTGCAACTTTTGCCATTGCTTCTTCATATGAAAGTCCTGATATTTTCATCTCTGTTTGGATGACATGAATGGCTTCATAAACATCACTTAAATTACTGATATCGTATTTTATTCCACTTATTTTTTGGGCATCTGCTAGAAGTCTTTCCATTTCGGTTTTTGTACCTCCATAGCCAAGTTTCAAATTATCTAGCATCGTATAATTTTGTTTTGCGAAGCCCTGATATGCACTCTGAATCAATGACATGTCTGTACCCATCTTGTTAGCATTGTCTGCCATGTCTGTTATTGCCATATCAGCTATCTTTGCTGACTTGGCTGTATCATTATCCAGGCTTTGTAGCAAACTTGCTGAAAAACTTGTTACTGTGGACATGTATTCGTTGGCACTTAACCCTGCAGTTTTGTATGCATTGTTAGCATATTCTGAAACTGCTCCGGCACTATCTCCGAATAAGGTTTCTACACCACCTACTAATTGCTCATATTCTGCATAACTCTGTATAGCTTGTTTTCCCAGGTCTACTATTCCTTTGGCTACAGCTCCCATTGCACTTGCTAATCCTTTTACTCCTGCTATTATTGCTTCACTTGTAAGGTTAGCTTTTATTAAATCTCCAAGTTTCAAAGTTTGTGTTCCAGCTTCTTTTTCTGACTCTGTAAATTCTTCTATTTCCTTTGTGGCTTTTGACACTCTGGTTTCATTTTCTTTGATATTTTCACTTAAATTTTTAATTTCTGCTTTTAGGTTTTTAGCTTCTGTTGAATTCTTTCCCTGTTCTAAAACCACCGATGCATATTTATCTCTTAATGTGGATAATTTTGTCTTCTGGTCTTCTATTTCATCACTTAATTTTTGATATGAGCTTCTATTATCCTCTAGCTCTTTTTTGTTATTGTTTAACTCGTTAGTCAACCCATTAACTTCTGCTTGAGCTAGATTTAATTCCTTCTGGTATTTATTTATTGTTAGCTTATTTTTTTCATATTGTGATTCAGCTTTTGCTAACTCTGTTGATAATTCGCTGACCACTTTTTCTTGTTCCTTTATTTCTTCTGAAGTTGAGGAAGTATTGTTTTTTAATTCTTCTAGCTTCTTATTTTCTTTTTCTAGATTCAACATCATATCCATCATTGCTACAGCATTTTTATCTTGCTGTTTATTAAAATCTTCTAATGCTTTTTGGTATGTTGTTATTTTTTTATTTCCTTCTTCAATTTCTTTATTAAGGACATTATTTCGAGAAGTTATGGCTTGAACTGATTTATCATTCTTATCAAATTGACTCGATACGACTTTCATTTCACTAGCCATAACTGTCAGATTACTCGTAAT